TCCCCTCCCCCCCCCCCCCCCCCGCCCCCCCTCATCCTGCAGGATTGATCGCGACGATGGACCCCAAAGACCCTTTGCCACTTTATCCTTTTATGCAAAAATTTACCGAAGTTCCATCATGGGTGATAAATATGGTCAACCAAAGCATCTATTGTTACGTCATTGTAGGTATTCACTATCGCAAATGGTGTCAAGAAGATTCTTTATCTCGTCGTCTTTTCTCACATGTTTGTCGCTTCAGCCAACGTACCATTCGAATGGGCTATAAGTTCACAGAATTACTTTGGTATTGGGGAGATGACGACAACAGTAACAACCCAGACAGTCAATCGCCTCAAATTTCGTTTGAGCATCTCGACCTTTCCTCTGATATATCATTTTTACGAATCGGATTACCTCCAAAAGCGGTAAAACGAGCTCAGTCGAAAGCTCTTTACGACTTTGCTATGGTAAGTTGGATAGATGAAGTCACCATGAAGTTACAAACTCTTTTCTTGCGAAGCGATGACCCCATTCGTGTAAGCGAAGCAACCTCTTATAAATTTCAAAGTCTTGTCGTTTCCGTTCAAGACAAGGACTATGAGCTCAAGCTCCAAACCCCCACGGAAAACTTTTATTTAATCGGGTCAAATTTGAATTGGAAAGTCATCAGATATCTTTTGTATGCCCAACACGGAGTCTCCATCCAGGATCATGAAGGCGAGCCCGAAACAGACATGGATTCCGAGGAGGACGACGAACAGTATTATGACGAAACAGATGAGGATATATCCGAAGAGGAAGGAGACGACGAGGACGAAGACGAAGACGACGAAGACGACGACGACGACAAAGGAAGCGAAAGTGACAACACCAGTGAGAAATCTCAACAAGAGCCCAAAAACGAACACAAGAACAACATGATATATATTATCGACGACAGTTTTCAACTAACGGCAATCGATCCATCCATCAACGACATTTATCTCGCCCCCGATGAGTTTAGGGTGGAGCCAATTTCCCATTCATTCGTCCAATAATTCATTCATTTAAAAAAAAGTAATTTAGAAAAAACCTTATCCTGTTTATTTAAACTTTCTAGACCCAAATTGTGTGGCGACCCTTTTATCTTCTTGATTTTGACTTCTTCCTCTCAAAAATTATGCAATCTCTTCACGATCCAGAGTCTGACAACGTCCTCACCATTAAGACAGTTCAAATCAGTCCTTTTCGCACCCTCATGACAGCGTTAAAAGACATACTTGTCGAGACCAACATTACTTTTCAAAAAGACGGCATCCGTATAATCAATATGGACAAATCACATACCGTTTTGGTGCATCTCTTTTTGGCGGCGCAAAATTTTGAGATGTACGAATGCAAAAAAGATAAAATTTTAATCGGTGTAAATATGTTTCATTTGTTCAAACTCATCAACTCTATCGACAACGATGATACGCTGACGATCTACATTGAAAAGGGGGATTACGAAGAGGGCATCGTTTCTCATCTTGTTCTCAAGTTCGAAAACGGTGAGATCAAACAGTGCAAGACACAAAAGTTGCGGTTGATTGAACCTGAAAGTGACGAACTAGATTATCCCGATGTAAAATTTTCATCCGTCATCAACTTACCGTCCACAGATTTCCAAAAAATTATACGAGATATGTCCTGCATTTCCGAAAAACTGGAAATTAAATCTGTTGGCAACGAATTAATTTTTAAGTGCTCTGGTCAATTCGCTTCTGCCGAGATTCGGCGAGCCGAGTCTGATGGTAGCATGGAGTTTATACTCAAGCAAGAATCGTCAAAAGTCATCCAGGGTGAATTTTCTCTGAAAAATTTATCGTATTTTATCAAATGCACAAACTTGTGCTCTCAAATAGAGCTCTATTTAGAAAACGATTTGCCTCTGGTCGTCAAATACAATGTCGCCAGTTTGGGAGAAATTAAATTGTGCTTATGTGCATTACCGAGCTGCTAAAAACAAAACAAAACATTTCTTCCTTCCTTTCTTTCTTCCTTCCTTTTTTTCTTCCTTCCTTCCTTTTATTTTTTAAAATCAGTTTTGGTGACGTGTTCAACAAAGAGACAACCATGTTTTTCAAGACCATCAATGTTGTGTTCAATCAAACTAGCGTTTTGGAAGGTAGGGTCTTCCATCCAGATCTTTACGATGCATGTCCCGCGCTTGGGAGATAAAGTAATTCCCGTAATTTTCTTGAGAAAATCCTCATTTTGACTAATAAATCCCCCTGTGACCGCATAGGTCAATTGGCACCAGACATGATGAGCATTCTCGTTCTTTACTTTGAAGGAAAACGATCCTCCACGACAATTGCGGGGATCTTCCCACATTGGTTTTACTCCTTTTTTCATCAAAAACAGCATAGAATTCTTGATGAAAAAATCTTTCAATTCGGAAGTCAATGCAAGTGTTTGCTCTACTGTGTCGATCTCCATGATGACGTGATAGCTGTCGATTTTCCAGTTATTGTCCTGTGGAGTGTGATGCCATAAAGTCCATTCATCGGCAAGCGGATGGAGTTCAATGTCGACATCATCAATAAAGTTCGACATGAGAGAGATAGAAGAATGGAATGGACTTTTGAAAAACCGCAATTTAAAAAAATGAATTGTAATTGTATGGAACTTGTGGACGAGTTTGGATTCCTTATCGTATCAAACAAAAAATGAAAGATTGTTTAAATTTATTTTTTTTTTAACGGGAGTGAGAGTGGGAATGTGGCAGGATGTCGACATTTAACTCCTTCTTGTTTTGGTAGAAGCAGCCACAGCACTGCTTTTTCTTCGCATAGGGGTAAAGGGTTTCCCCTTGACAGGACGATAACCCAACTTGAAAAGAACCTTTCGCTTTTTCGCCGTCGTCGATCGAAGCTTCGACACAATACGTCCTCTAGCATTCATTTTGAAATTGTTTTTGGTCAATCCCGCTTTGGTTTTGTAGGCAGTGCCATGCCAGACTTGGGCGCGAGTCCCCATCAAATGGGGAAAAGCGCGTCCATTTACATGGTATTTGCCGTCGCTTTCACTGCGTACCACTTTGCGTGTCATATTTTTATTGATTTGTGGAAATGAAGAGAAAATAAGATCTTAAAAATGGTGGAAAAGAAAAAATCTGAGAAAGTTTTTGGAAATCTGAATCTAAATGGGGAAGGAGAAAAGAATTTGATTTATACAAAAGTATTTTTGTAGGCTTGTGGCAATCCGCCGCTTTGGCCCTCGGATTTTCCAAACAATTGGATTTGGGTGGGATTGCCGATTGCTGCTGGAAAACTAACGCGGCCACCATGATAATGCTGAATCGCCTCACGGAAACGCTGAACTTGAGTTTGGCGACCGTCTATGTAGGCTTGGCGCCAACGGAGATGAGCCGCTTTGTTCGGTGGATTGCACGCTAAAGGACATTGGGGGAGCCCATTTTGGAGAATGTCCCCTGGAGTAAAATGGCGCCGAATACGGTTCGAGTGAGGAGGCAAGTAGATGGAATGCGGTGTACGCGATTGATAACGAGGGTAAGAATGGGACATGGATAAACAAGAATGAGAGATTCGAAAGGGAATTTGGAAGAGAAAAAGAAAAGGAAAAGGAAAAGGAAAAGGAAAGGGGAAAAAAATGATATGCTTACAAAGATATATTTTACGTTAAAGTAGTAACATAATCCTCAGTTGTAATCAGACGTGGATTGACATACAAAACATTTAGATTGCCTTCGTTAATTTGTTGGAACATGTAGATGTCGATCGGTTGCGCTTTCATGAAATCGACGGTCAAAGATTGCGACAACCGCAAAAGATTGTTGTTGTTTATAATGTAGCCCGCTGTGGAAAAAAACTGGGCAGGTGATTTGTAGCGGTACATATCTTTGTAAATGTGCTCGTCATTACTTTGGCGAAACTCATCACTGTCGTGAAAAGGAGACAACATAAACATGTCGAACTCTATGTTATGATCTTGAATATATGACATGTACTCATCTAATTGAGATTGAAAATCATTGACAAAATTAAAGTCGTCTTCCAAAATGAGTGTATAGGGTTTTTCCGAATAAGAAGAATGGGTCATAACTGTCATGTAGACTTTCATGTGACTTAGGAAGCACGCAATTTTGGAAGGCATCATCGCTTCATTCCCTTGGATATTTCGGTTTTGAACGTCTTGTTTTGTCACGCAGTCGAGGATAGTAATTTTCAAATCGGGAACTTTCAACTGTTGCGTTTTGACATTTTCGATACGCTCGTTAGGAGCGTCAGGACATTGGATGCAAAAGATATTCATGGTCGACGAGGACGTCGTGAAACCGTCTTTTTGTGTGTAGATCTTTGGCAAGGGGGTAGAGATGAAAAAGAAGCCAAACCCGAAGAGAAGGAATACGAAAAGAAGGGTTGGAAGGATGGAAAGGAATGAAAGGAATCTTCGATCATGTCGTTGGCGTTTTCCCATGACTTTGCCGATAGTTTGGGGGGAACCAAAAAACTATTCTCTGCTTTTTCTTTTGTAATTTGTTTCGTTTATTAAATTGAGTAAGATTTTATCCAATGTTCGGTGAGATTCAGCTGCCATTCATCCACATGACTTTATTTTCTTTCATTGTTTTCGACGACGGCGGTGATACGATCGTTTGGATGCCTTCCCACCAATAACAGCTTTTAAACCGTCGAATTGGTGTTCACCTGGTGGGATACGATCTTTGAACTCTATACTTCTATTAAACTTCGCTTCTTTACTATAATATCGATTGTAGACCCAATATGCCACAGCACAGATGAAGATAACAAACAAAATGAGAATAATCGTTTGTGTCATTTGATGCATTTTTCTGAAAACCATACAGAGTCAAAAAAACGAACAAAAAGAAAATACTTACCGATGGATATTGAAGTTTCCTTAACCAAAAAAAAATAAAAGGATTAAAATGACAAAAGAAGAAAAATGACAAAAGGAGAAAAATCGTTACATGAGAGCATAAGATGACAATGACTGTGTGTACGGATTGGATTTGAACGCATTCAGAATATCATTTGTATTTCGCTCTTCTGTGACTTGAGTGTAAACTTGTTGCATAGCAGGGCGACTATCTCCCATCATTTCTTTCGTGAATCCTTGTCCTGGTATACCACTCGGCACCCACATCCGATTGTTCTCGCGATCGCAGTCATTTTTGACAATGCAGCAATTTGGAACTTGCCCATGGAAAAGATTCATATTGCCGTGTTGAATGGTATTCGGGAGTGTCAGTTCCTTAAAATCGCTCGTGCAAAAGGCTCGACCTGCCTCCTGAGATGTTGCTCCCCACCCAGTACTCGCTCCGCCCGCATCACCATAATAACTAATGCTGGTGGAGTCACGTTGATTCGGATTGATCTTAATGTCTTTCACCTGGTAGCCTCCTTGTCCACTATCCTTTTGATTGTTGATATTGAAATTCGGTGCGTACATTGTCGTTTGTCTGATCGTTGTAGGAGCCACATCTTTGGGGTTGTACACATAGGTGTCGGGCACAGTCGTCCCTGGGTCGCCAAAGGCTCGCAACCCAGTGTTTTCCGTATATTCATTGCGGCGCACAGGATTCAAAATGTCCATCATGGGCGCAATCACCGCCCCCAATTCGCGATTAAAGCTCGATCCAAACATTCGTTGCGGGGCGGTGGTCGACCGATTATTGGCGTAATTGGTAAAGCTCTTGAGCGACATATTATTTTTGGACTCGTCCCCACGACTTTGCGCGCTACAAATGCCTATGTCTTGCGTGTCCAAGACTTGCCGTTTGGTCGGAAGAAAATTCGTTTGGGCGATCGGTCGCAAATGCTCAGCTCGTGCCGAAGCGATTCCGCCGTATTCCATGGTACATTGGGAACGATGGGGATTGCCTACTTGCTGGATAGGCTGCAGGGTTTGTCCTTTTTCTTGACCTGTGGTGGTGAGCCAACGGTCCTGCGTTTGTACGAAATAACGGTCAGGCAAATACTTTTCGACTTTCCCCAAAATACCTGGGCGCTGAATATGAGAATAAGAAGGACCTTCGTGCCCGTCCAGGCAATATTCAATTTTGGGATTGGTTGCCACACGCAATTCGTCGACATTGCGATCCATATACTTTTCGCGCGCCTCCATGCCCGAATTGAAACCTCCCGATCCTTCTTTGGAATATCCTTGATCGAGACCTGGGCCCACATGTTCGCTTTCAAACGGTTTCACGTTACTTTGTTTGAGCACGTCGTTTACGCGCGACTGGTAAAAGTCGTTGCTGTTGGGAGCACCATAGGACCATTGAACATTTTCCTCGGGACGAAACAATGGAGCCAACTCCATTTTTTGAATCACCTGCGACCCTGTACCAATCATATTATCAAGAATGCTTTCCGCCCGATTGTTCCCATAAATTTGGCCGCGGATCTTTCCTCCAAAAAAGGGGACCATGTTATTATGGGTAAATTCTGTTTTGTCGAGGTACTCTCCCGTCAAAGAAGCCACTTGGGAATGATTGGCGTTGTTAAAGTAGGCGTTTTCGATCAAATATTTGTCCGTGGCTACATTCGCATTCGGATATGCATTAATAGAATCGTTGAGATCTTTCATATTGAGAGTGGGGTAATTCCGAACGGGTTGTTCTATATTTGGAAGAGCCTTGGTAGCTCCCATGTTGACAAATGTTTCGTTTGGAGGGGCGCCCCCTGGAGAGCCCCCGCTACGAGTAATTGCTTTTACTTCAGACGTCTTTGATAGCACAACCGCAGAAACTAGCGCGGCCAGTGGGATAGTGAGATATTCCAAAAAGGGCATCTTTCAGCAAGGGAAGGGAAGAAAGGGAGAGAAGAAGGGAGGGGGGTTGACAAAGAAAAAGGTAAAATTAACGTCACTTTTTTTTGAACGCTAGACAAAAGAGTTTTTCTTGAAGTATTCCTGAATAAAAAACTTGCAGGGAAGTTTTCGCGGCTTTTCAATACGCTTCTCAATCCCTTCCCTCTAACCTTGCATTCCCCTCCCCAACCCCATTCCCCCTCCCCCCTCCTCCCTCCAATGTCGTCGTCACCCCCTCCCTCCACGCCATCCCCCAATCCCATTCCCATTCCCCCTCCTCCAATGTCGTCGTCACCCCCTCCCTCCACTCAAGATTCAACAGGCATGGGTTGGCCGCCTATGCGCCATTTTTATGTCTGTATTTGGGTCCTCGTCCA